GAATACCTGTCTCTTCATCCGCAAGCTGACGGGATATCTGATACATTTGGATGTTTTCGGGTGCAGTATTGGGGAACTTGAGTCCGTTAATTGCTGTACCTGTAACACCCGACTGTCGTCTAAAGACTTTACCCGGATAGATATCAAAATTCTGACCGGGAACGAGGCTTGCTTCGTCTACGTCAAATACGAGGTTGCCCGCCAATGCTAAGTTATCAATAGCCATACGAACATGGCCGTTCATTAGCATCTGTGCATCTTCCATGTTCTCAGCTACCCCAACTCCCCATATCTGATACGGGTTAACTTCGTAAGGGAATGCGTGGAACGGGATGCGGGCAGGTGTAAAAGGGTTCAAGACGCAACGGAGCACTTCATTACCACATATCCAAGCGTTGATTTGAACCTGATCGAGTTCCGAAACATCATCCGGAATTTCGAGTCCTACCTCACGGGCAAACTTAGCGTCGAGAACACCCCAATACTCGAGAACTTCATAGCGATTCTCTTGATAATATGGCTCGGTGTCATCCTCACGAATTGTATCCTCGTAGTATTTATCTTCGTAGTTTGGCCCCTTTACAATAGCGTTTTCAATCGCACTTTCAATAAAGTGTGGACGATTCATTAGGGAACGTAACTGTTGACGATTCATACGATGACGTTGAATAACGTACTCACAGTCTTCGATACTCGTTGCGGAGGGGTCAGGATGAAAGTCCCAAAGTGGGACGTGTTCAACTCGCGGTACAATCTTCTCGTCTGGTGCGTAGGTCTTTTCTCCAGTTTCTGGATCGCGTTCCCACTTGTGTACCCGTTTGTAAAAATTAAACGGGCCTTTAACTACACCTGTACCGAGCAACGCCGCTTCAAAGATCGCATAACGCAATACGTTAACCGCATTCGTATCGAGGAGTTGATCATGTATATGTTTCTCGAGTAAACGAGCCGCTTCTTGTGCAGGTGTAAGTTGTGGCTCTCCTACGTTAGAAGGGCCTTCAGCAAGATTAGATGCGAGGTCGTTGTACGGGCCCATCTTAGGGAGCTCAGTTGCTCCCGGAGGTAACTCCCGACCATCTCCCGAAAACCCGTAGGGATTCTCAAAGCCCCCTTGCATCTGATCGATTGGGGTCTTCATGTGAGCAAACTCAACAACTCCCTCTGGAACTGGTGTAGATTCTACAACAATCGGGAATTTTTTATTCGCAAACAAGATGTCGATAACCTGACCGTAAGCCGCGAGGACTTTTGTCTTCGTTATCTTAATAAAGACCTTCGATCTTTCTGAGTCACGATACTGGGTTGAAGAGTCGTAAATCCCCCGAAAGTTCTTGTATGCCTGTATCCAGCGTTGTTCAAACGTACGACGCCCGTTTTCAGCATCCTCGAAACGGCTTTTGATGTGACCCGCGAGACCAACCATCGTGCTCTCGGCGTCTACAACGGTTACTTCCCCGTCATCTGCGGGGGAGAGGAACCCTTCATCCATAGTTATGTACCTAGATTAAGAATTGAGTGCAGATTCTTTGTCTGAATTCAAGATCGACTGATCGAGAGCTTGCTTTCCGCCTTTCTTACCAGCGTCAACAATGAGCTCTTCTGTGTTTGCTTCTGTAGTAAAGTCCGCCGACTCACGGTAGAGATTGTTTTCTCCACAGTTGTAGTCGATACCTTTCTTGTCAGCATTCATAATGTCTGCTTCTGAGTATTTCATGTTATTCTCCACGTTGTAGTAGTTCGTTAGTTTGGTCTTCTAAAGACCGTTGTCTTTCATCATACGCACTGATACGTGCTTTTTGTTCGTCCATAACGGCTTGCCGTCTTTCAAATTCTTCAATCGTGTTGAGTCTTTCGTTCCGTGTGTCTGGTATAAAGCCCTGATCACGTGCATCCATTTCTGCGATTGCTTGTTCTCGAGTGAACTCTGTCTCGATAGGACCACGGCCGGGAAGATCGGCAGGTTGATCTGCTATACCCTTCGCACCAGCTTCGCCGGCAGTCAACCCCATCAACAGAGGTGTCTCACCTAACTCATACGCCCCTTTAATCGCTCCTGCGGCAGTTGCCCGTAGGGTACTACCACTTTTCTCTAATTCTTCAGTGTATGCCTTCTCAGAGGCTCCTACGACCCCTAGAGTACCAAGACCAACCATTCCGGTCTTTGTTCCGGGACCCGGCTTGAACTTACGGATTCTTTCGAGGTAAGCTTGAAGCTTTGGTCGAGCCTTTTCTGCATTAACCGGACTTTCAGCGGCTTCTTCTGCCATTGCCTGTGCGACGTCCACTACGAGGGGTTGAACATCCCGTGCGCTAGGTTTCGGGGGCCGCACGTTAACGATTAAATCTTGTGTAGCCTGCCCTTGCATCCCAATAGGAGATGTTGAGTCTTCAAAGGTAATAGAAGATGTACCCGAAGCGAGGTCGATGTTAAAAGCGACTCTTTTTCCGGGATATGCAATCGGAGACGCTGTTGCTTTTGCTTCTTCTGCTAGTTTAGCCGCGTCTTCCGTAGGAATGCCTAGGAGAGAATCCGATGGATTCTTAGTTGATTTTGCAACGTCTTTCATGTAGGCATTGCTAAAGAAAGTGTTTACACGTACGTGCGGCTCGAGCATCTTTTGGTTGTAAAAACCGGGACGGGGAGATACGTAGTCTGATTCTGAACCTGTTCCAGTTTTAATCGCACGACCACGCATTGCCGCACCGGGTCCGTAGTCATTGTATAAGCTAAAGGATAGAGTTGCGTGGAGACGGCGTAGATCATACGCTTCTTGTAAAGAGTTGATGTCTTTCCCGGTTTCTGTGTCAAACATAATCCCCGGAACTTTAATCTTCTGTAAGACCTTCGTCATTTGAGATGTTGTAATCTTCGACCCGTCTGCATTGACAAACATCGCATCATTCTTCGACGCCACATCTCCGAGCTCCCGCTTAAAGTCAATTGCGGAATTCATCACTGATAATTGACGAGGACCAGCCGGAACATTGAGGGGAGCTTCCATCTTTACACCCGGAGTATCTGTACTCAGGTAGATACCATAAGCTTCACTCATTTCACTCGGTGGTTTTAGCGCAGATAGAGGCATATTTGCGACCTCACCGGGTCGGAAGCCTGTGAGCATCTGCATTTCAAGAGCACGGACTACCGGTGCGTCTGCCGGATTCTTTTTTGCGTGTTCCGCTAAAGACGACTGTAGCTTTCCTACGGCACCCGGATCATACTGGTATCTCGCACCCTTCGCCTTTGGCTTATCTGGAAGAGCGACCCGAGAAACGAGGGACGGTACACCATCAGGAAACTCTGTTCCTGTGATGTTGAGACGGTCCATTGCCGCGTTAATGTTGTACTCGAGCCCTTTAACCTGTGAGTAGATTGAACGACGGGTGTTGACTGAATCAGAAGCTTGGTAAGCCGCAATGAGGGGGTTTGCCTCATCCTCGATTGTTTCGGAGAGAATGTACACTAGAGGGACATCAGCAAACTCGGAAAACGCTTTGCCTACCTTTGATTTTGGGCTCGTAAAGTTTGCTTTGTACGTCTTCGCACTTGACTCACCGAGTGTTTTAGCATACTCTTCCGTAAACTCCCGTAGTGTGTGTTTACGGGGGTCAAATGGCTCGCCGTTAATGGTCTCGACGATAGTAAAGCTGTCTTTTCGATCAATTCTTGCCATTTAGTATCCGAATGTTGCATCCTGTGGTTTAAACGTGCTATTCTTGATATCGTTTAAGGATTTATGGATTGAGACGTAGCCATTTGTCCGGGTCATTAGCATGTAACGCAATGCATCGTATGCGTGGTCTTCGGCTTTTGTGTCTACGTCTTCTGAATTTGTTTTTGAGAGCGGTATGCCAGCGAGTTGTTTTATGATGTTAGTACAGGTGTTGAAAAACTTGACAGTGGGCTCACCCGTGAATTGGTTGTTCCCGAGTCGGCTGTGGATTTCCATCTTTCCAGCAATACGGTTACTATCGGATGGTGTCCAACGACAACCACTGCGTATCATCGTCTCTGCGATGGAAGGTCCGTATCCTGTACGGTTCCAACACGATTTATCGAGCACAGCATAGTGAGGCGCGGGGTCCCACTCCTCTAATTCTATTATTTTAGCGGCTAATTGTTCCGCTGTAAAGTGTTTTACGTAAAGTTCTCGATAGATCCATATGTTGTTGTCCCAATCGATTGCACCCCAGAGTACGCACGAAGGGCTTGCATAACCGTAGTCTGCGGCACGGATGCGGGGCCAATTTGTTGGGAGTTCAACAGGGTCCACAACGTGTTTGAGCTTACTGAACTCTGGGAATGCACACCCTTCTGCGACGTCCCAGTCCCCATCAAGAAGACGCTTTCTTTCAACTTCTGGAAGAGAGAGGAGCATTGCTTCATACTGTCCGTCCCGCATGAGGTAGGGGTTATCTGTGAGCCGTGCTGGGACGAACTTTCTCCAGTACAGCGGCTTGCCTGCCTTTTCATGTCCATCCGGGTATACGTATGGCTTTCCTGACTCCATATCGGTGGGAACGAAGGGCTTACCGGGCTCTCCTTGCTCGATGTACATTTTTTTGACCCACCAGCCACCAACGCCGCCGGGGTTAGCTGTACATCGCATGGAGAGATTCTGCGAGAGCTCTTCGTCAGTGGAGCGTAAACGTGACCGGAGGTATTCCCATACATAGGGTGTGGGATACTGGGTAACTTCATCAATGGCTATCCAATTAAATGCCTGTCCTTGGTATCGTGTAACGTCTTTGTCTTTGTCGAGGTACGAGAACCATATGGTCGCTCCAGAGGGGAAGACCCACGTCGACTTACTTTCACGGAATACGGCACCGGGAAACGCTTTGGGATACAATTGTCTCGACTTTGATATGAGTTCAGTCAATTCATCGAGAGTACGGCGGAGAAGAAGCCCACGGTGGTTGCTGTTGTGACAATAGCGGAG